ATCAAGTCAAGTGTTTATTAATTTATTATTTGAAAAAAGGCGATTTAATTGAATTAATAAGCAATGAAATCACAACAATGTGTCAAATTGTTGAAATCAGTGATATTAGTGATTTTAAAATGACTTTAAAAGTGAGAGTTGTAAATAACGATTCGGACGTTAAGAAAAATAATGCAGAAATTAAAAAGATTGAAAAAGAAGAAAATAAAAAAGGAAAAGTTACTCAAGTCAAGAGAAGTAAAGGAAAAGGTAGAAGAAAATGATGGAAGAATATGTGAAAGCAATGCTTGGGAAAATAGATACATCTTTGATTGCTAAAATAACAAAAGTACACGGAAATGGATTTGTGGATGTTGAGCCAATGGCAGAGTTCCAAGATGTTAAATTGCCACCTATTTTGCATGTTCCGATGTGCCAGCTAGGGAATAAAAATTTTAATTTTAAAGTTAAATTTAAAGCTGGTGATGTAGTTCCGATTTTAATTTTAAGTCGAGACGCCAGTGGATACATTACAAAAGAAAGCACAACAGCAAATACAAATAAAAGGCATAATCTTACAAATGCTATTGCTTTGCCTTTTTATATTCCAACTGATGTAAACCCTGACACAGAGCCAAATTCGATAGGAATAAACGGAAATATAAAAATGGAAGGCAACATCAAAACTGGGAATATAGAAAGTGGAGAAATTAAAGCAAAAACGGTTGATACAGAGGGCGGAACAAGTAAAGGTGGAGTTCCTTATATTCATCCGTAAAGGAGTGTGATTTATGGACATAAAATTGAATAATGCAACTGGGGAATTATATGTTGAAAATAGCGATGTGCAATTTTTTAAAGCGAAAGAAAAATATTTTGAAGTGATACAGCAAATTGTTTTAATGTTACATGTTCGTGAAGGAGAACTCGAATACGACACTAAATATGGATTAAATTTTGAAAAGTTATTTGGAACTCACGGAAATGAAAATGAAGTATTAGAACATATTAGAGATAAGATATTGAATAATTTTAGGGACTATTTAAGTAGATGCTATGTTGAAGTATATGAGTACGAGAATAGGCATTTAAAAGTTAATATCGGTATTATTTTTAATGATAACGGAAAAACTTTAATGAAAGGAGTTGGGATAGGTTGGCGAGAATAAAAGTTAATACGGTTCAGGGCAATATGAATATTTTGAATAATGAATTAAAAACATTATTAAAAGCTGATTATTCTAACGATAAGCGGAGCGCTTGGTATATGCTGATGTATCCAGTCGCTAGACTTTTAAGGGAAAAAATGGAACGGCAACAGATACAAGCTGACAAAATGAATTTACTTAATTGTGAAGGAATTGAAATAGATGAGCATTTAGCAAATAGTCCGTTTTTCTTTAAGAGAAAGCAAGAAAGCCATGCGACTGTCAAAATTGAATTAATTGGTGGACTTAATGTAGATCTTGAAAAAGGTGATGTAATTCTTGAAGCAAATGATGGGACGAGATACACACTTAACGAAAGTGGAACACTGAACAATAAAACTACTTTTGAGTTTGTTTGCAATACTGCAGGGGAACAAGGAAATAAGGAGATTGGGAGTATTATTAAAATAGTTAAAGTTGTTAACGGAGTTTATGACTTTAAACAAAACGAAATTGCAGCTGGTGGACAGGGGCAAGAAAGTGATAATGAATACATTGAACGTTGGTTTTTAAGTCGTAATGAGAGTGAATGGAATTTGGACGGAATTAGAGCGGAAGTATTGAAACAGGAAGGTGTTAAATCTGTTTATGCTGACGAAAATAAAACAATGACAGTTGATAGCAAAGGATTAGAACCAAAGTCGATTGTTTTAATCGTAGACGGCGGAAGAAATGAAGATATAGCAAAAGCAATATGGAGAAAAAAAGATCAGGCTATCCAAATGAACGGAGATACAGTTGTAACAGTTAAAGATAATCAAGGGATAGACAGAGAAATTAAGTTTTATAGACCGCAAAAACGAGAAATAGAAGTAAATATTGATTTTACAGTAGCAAGAGGTACTAATATCTTATTAGATAATTTAAAAGATATTGTAAAAGAGTATTTAAAAAGTGTAGAGGTTGGCGATTATATTACATCATATCGTTGCGAAAGCGAGTACATTAGACAGATTTATTCAGCCGACAGATTGCTTAATATAGATGTTTCTTTTAAATTTAAAAATGAAACGACTAGTGGCTTTAAAAAGGTATTAGAGTTAGGATTTAACGAGGTGGCGGAATATGCAGAGTAATTTTGATTATTTAATGTCAAAATGTCCGTGGTGGCTAAAAAAGAATAACAATGTAAAGTCTTTTTACAAAGCAGTATCTAAATTATTTGATGAAGTCGACAGAATTTTTAACTTAATAGAAAAACAACATTTAGTAGATTATGCAAACGGAGACTTTTTAGATGATTTAGGAGAAAAATTTGATGTTTCTCGGAACGGGCAGACTGACGATAGATATAGAAACAGAATCAAATTAGCAATGAGAAAGTATAAATTAGTTCCTAACCTTGAAACTATCAGTAATATTGGAGAAATGTTTACTGGATTAACGCCAACAATTAATCTGAATACAGGCAACGAACCAGCTTTATATGATGTTAAATTTATAAGTAATAAAGAGTACGATTACTCGCTAATTGACGAACTGGATTTAGGCAGTATTGTTGGTGGTGGTGTAAAAGTAAATACACATAAATGCTTGGACAATTACATAGTCGGAATGAGATTTGGACGAAAAACACTAGGACAAAATGTAATTAAAAATGAAGCAAAAAGAAATCCAGTTTGCAACTTTGCATATTCAAGATTTGGTCGATTTGGTCGCAATAATCTAGGGCAATTTGATTTAGGTGAAGACAATATTATTAATTTAAAATAGGAGGAGAAATGGCAAAATTAACAAAATTTAAGGCACAACAAGTTGAGTTTCCTACACATTACGAAGTAGAAGAAACTAACAGAGGGAACAATAAAATAAAAAGTATCGTCCCAGCGTTTGGGAACATTAGAGAAAACGGAACACCTGAAACGGAAGAAATTTATGATGGCTTACAACTTGGGAATGTACACACTTTACAAGCAAATAAAACAACGAATTTGAATATAGATTATTATGTCTGTAATTTAGACGGATTAAATGAGTTTGGGGTGAACAATGATTTAAAATTAAGAATAAACGTTGATTCTAAAAATACTAATTCGACAACAAAATTAAGGCTGAATAATAACGATTACACGTTATTGAAGGAATACAACGGAAACTTAAAGCAAATAGAAGCAGGAGATTTTAAACCAAATAAAACTTATGAATTAACATACAATGGAAGTCAATTTGTTGTGATAAATATTGATTCAAGATTAAATGAAATAATGGGATTAGAATTTGGCGGAAATATTCAAGACACAGGGGATAAAATTAAAGGTAAATGTTATTTTGATAATGTAACAAAATTTTACTACGAATGTGTCGAAGACAATAGTCTGACATACAACGATAGCGGAAAATTTAGAGCTATTTCTAATAAGCCGATTTCGGACAAATTAGAAAATTTGTTTGATCTTGGAAATAATTATATCAAATTTCCAAGTGGTCTAATCATACAATGGGGAACAGAATATCTAAGCACTGGAGCGGGAACAACAATCAATCTTAAAGTTGCTTTTAAAACAACTAGTTATTCAGTTTCGGCTACCGACGGAGGAGCGGGAACTTATATACTTGGTATAAGTGATCATCAAATTAATTCGTTTAGAGTTTTCAACAGAGTTCCAGGAACAAATTTTTATGCGACTGGAAACTTTTTCCGTTGGATTGCTGTTGGTTATTAACTAGAAAATTTGTTTAAAATTGAAAAACAAACAATTAACATTGCAAATGGCTTTGTATCGTTTGTAAAACAAGGAAACATTGTGAGTGTAAATGTCTTGATTCAAGACAATACGAATAATTTATTTTATCTAGAAAACCAAAAACTTGTCGATATCCCTCAAAAGTTTTTACCGATTGCCGAATCGCACGGATTAGAGTCAAGTTTAGCTTTTAGTTCGTTATCTGGAGCAAAAGGAGCTACAAGAATACAAATTAATCCGGCGATAATCACAATCTGGGGAGCCGATAACGGTCGTTTTAACATTTTGAAAGGTTCAGCAACTTATTATTCTAAAGTTTAGTAACCTATAGCGAGCCATCTAAAACCAGTGCTTTTGTATTTTAATTCAGTAGGATTAGTTCCATAAAGCCTAAAAGTTGCTGTTGTGTCGAGAACTGTTCCTATTATATGTGTTCCAGGACCATTGTCAGTTGCAAAAATTTGATAATTCATTGTTTTAAAAGGTGTATTAAATCTTACAAGATCATTACCGTTTGGAACTATTCCTGATCCCCATTGAATGATTAAACCGTTCGGGAACTTTAAGAAATTACTTCCGAAACTGAATAAATTTTCTAGTCTATAATGTAATTAAACATTATAGAGGAGATGAAAAAAATGGAATTGCAAGAGTTGAAAGGAAGGAATGCGGAAATTTATTTGGAGTATTTGAACAGTAGCATAGCAAAGAATGTGGCAACTAAAAACACGACTTACAAGACATATTTGAACAATATGAAACAGTTTGTAGAGTATTTGAGAGCGTATGAAAATAATAGGTATTTGCTGAGTAAGGATACGCTAAAGTTTATTGTGAGCATACTAGAACGGTACATAAGATATTGCAGGGAAGTGAAAGGAAATAATGCTAGAACTATCAATAATAAGATAACGGCGATAAGTAGCTTTTACATTTGGGCAGTTAAGCGGGATTTGATAGCGACACATCCGTTCAGGGATAAACTTGATAGGCTGAAAGTTACAGATGTGGAGAAACGGAGAAATAGCTATTATTTGAGTAATAAGGAAATAATAGAGATTAATATCAAAATGGAAATGGACAAACGGTATGATTTGCAAGACAGGATCGTATTTAACTTGATTATTGATACAGCTTGTAGGATTTCGGCATTACAATCGATTAAGATTGGTAATGTTGACTTAGAAAGCGGAATAATATTTGGAATAGTGGAAAAAGAACAGAAAGTAGTTGAATTTGCTATATTTGAGGAAACAACGGAATTGATAAGGGAGTGGTTGAGATGTAGAAATGACAACGTCGAATACTTATTAGTGACTAAATACAGCGGAGTATTTAAGCAAATGAGCAAGTCAACGATAAGAGATAGAGTTAGGAAAATAGGAAAGCTGATTGGAATAGAAAATCTGTATCCGCACTCGTTAAGAAAAACAAGTATTAATCTTATTGCAAAAACAGCTGGGATTGACTTAGCGAGCGAGTTCGCAAATCATAGCGGAACAGATGTAACTAAAAAGCATTATGTCAAAAAGACAAGTGCAAGAGACAGAAGAAACAAACTGTTAGAAATTCGTAAAAAAGCTGGATTTTAACAGTAAATAGTAAAGAAATTTATGAATTTGTTCAGAATTTTGAAAA